TCCATGTCGACAAAGATCGGAGCCCTGTACCGGGCGAACGGTGCTACATTCACAATCGCGTACTTGAAAGAGTGCGTGAGAGTGGTGCAACACTATGTCGCCGGTGTCCCATTACGAGTCTGCGAAGGCTCAGTCATGGTTGGGTTGAGTGGCGGACTTCCGTCCATACTTCCCACGCGGCTTAGAGGATGGGTTAGGTCCGGGCATACTATTTGCACTGTTTGTGCTCTTAGCATTCTTGGAGTGTACCGAGGGCTTGTTACCCCTGGTATACTTAAGATAGAGTCGATTACCGGTCCCTTCACTGGAAAAGTGGAGGACTGGGGCGACTTTAGCTCGTTCCTTCCCAAATTCTTTGCCATGTTACCACAACGGATTTCGCTGGGTCGACCGTCATTTGCGACGTTGTCTACTTCAGTTGGTCCCAACGGTGGTAGGGCATCAGTCTCAGCGTTGAAAGACGCAGCAGTACTAAAATACTGTGAGCCTGAGACCCTTACTTACCTGTTGAAATTTGTGAACCATGCTTATGGGCGACGTTGGTATTGGGCCTTCCGATTAGTAATCGGTTGGCTAGCATTCCTGTACTCTGTTGTCTCACTTTCGTTTCCTGTGTCCCTAAAGGGTGAATACCCTTATGAAGGCATAGAGATGATCGTGGGATTCAGAGATGGGGTGCTCCATCGTAGTGTAAACTACGTATGGTTCTACCTTCGTTACCTGTTAAGCATCCGTCCCCGGGTATCCAAACTGGGCGTTACCGCCAGGCTTTCTCGTTTAGAGGAAGCCGCCGGAAAAATTCGGGTTGTCGCGATTGTAGATTTCTGGACGCAGATGGCTTTAAAACCACTGCACAGAGCTATCTTCGCGGTCCTTCGTTTGATTCCGAATGACGGAACGTTTGGTCAGGAGTCTTGTGTGGCCATGCTTCAACGTAAAGTTGGAGAAGGGCTTATACAAGCCAGGGAGCAGGGAACAACGTTTACCGCATATTCTTACGATCTATCCTCAGCGACTGATCGGATCCCAGTTGATATCTACCAGTTTATGCTAACACGACTCTTTGATGGGTCGTTTAGTGTCTTCTGGCGTGCTTTACTAACCTTCCGGAAATGGGAGGATAGATGGAGCACTGTCAACGAACGCGGTGGAGTTGAACGCCACCGTGAGGACCGTCAGTACGCCGTTGGGCAACCAATGGGAGCCTACTCTTCTTGGGCCATGCTGGCTTTAGCACACCATGCTATCGTCCAGTACTGTGCACATTTAGAAGGCTTCTCGGGGTGGTTCGGGGAATACGGTATTGTGGGCGATGATGTTGTTATTCTTAACGACAAAGTCGCTGCACGTTACCTGGCCGTAGTTACTGGTTGGGGAGTGTCGATATCAATGAGTAAATCACTGGTGTCGAGCACCGGAGCGTTCGAGTTCTGTAAGAGACTCGTCCGTAACGGTGAGGATCTCTCTGGAATACCCATAGGCCTGATTTATCAGGCTTGTGTCAATCCGGAGGATTCAGCTACACTCTTTGCACACGTTGTGAAGAGAGGCCATTCCCTTTTCCCGATAGCTATAGCTAGAACCGTTGCGTTCTTGCTTTGGGTTCCACCTCGGTTTACTACGCCGATTTGGAAACTCCAAAGCCAGATGCGCATAGTTTTTGCTATGTGTGTACAGCCAGGATTCCCGCTATGGCAAGGTATCTTCCTTGTACAAATGCTTCCTTCCCTCACTGTGGAGGACCTTGAAGAACTAGTGAGAACTAGAGCTTCTCGACCCACACAGGAGGT